TAATTGGGCAGAAACACATTAAAGTACTTGACACTAGCACACCACCTGTGCTATACTTCGTTTTGTTGTTGGTAGTAGACAACGAAAACTTGGGAATGATCCCACACAGTGCCGCAATGGTGCGGATTTAAAAGGAGAAATACAACATGAACGATCCCGTTTACATTACTGGTAAGTGCCACTATGCTTCCATCACTGAGCCGAACACTAAGTTCGATCCAGTATGGTCAATTCAAGTAGAGGTTACTGATGACAACCGTGAGGTTGTTGAGAAGTCTGGTTTGAAAGTTGCTAACAAAGGAGATGAACGAGGAGACTTTATCACTATCAAGCGTAAAGTTCACCGCAAAGATGGTAGCGAACGTACTGCTCCACTTGTGATGGACTCACAAAATAATCGTTGGAATAACGATAAGAAGATTGCTAATGGTAGTACCGTTAATGTAAAGGCAATCCCCTACGAATGGGACTACGCTGGAAAGTCAGGCATATCCGCTGACCTTGCTGCTATACAGATTGTAGATTTCATTGAGTACGCTGGAAATCAGCAGGACTTCGCCCCCGTAGATGGCGGTTATGTTCAAGAGTCTGACGCAGTTCCGTTTTAATATAACGTAGGAGATATGGAGGGGAGTAGTTTCCGTATTCTACTCCCCTCTTTTTTATTACATGAAAAAAATTGACACACTAGTAGAAGATATCTATAGCCTGTTTGATCTCTCCGCTATTGATATGTCTGAAGAAGACGTTGACAAGTATGTCGAAGAGTTTGGAGAGATGGTTAAGGTACATACAAAAAAGTTCTTGTATGACGAAGAGTCTGTAGATAAAAAGTTAAGGTTATCACAGATAGGTAAACCAGACAGACAGTTATGGTATAATATTAATTCAAACAATGAACGTGCGTCTCTTACATCTAGCACACGTATTAAATTTTTATATGGTTATATTCTTGAAGAGTTTCTTCTTATGTGTGCATCAATTGCTGGACACGATGTTACAGATCAACAGAAAGAAGTCAGTGTTGGTAGTGTGTTAGGACACCAGGATTGTATTATTGATGGTGTTCTTGTTGATGTAAAGAGTGCGTCCACTAGTTCATTTAAAAAGTTTAAGAATAATAGTTTGTTAGAAGATGATCCTTTTGGTTATATTGCACAGATATCTGCATACGCACAAGCTAATGGATTAAAAGAAGCAGCCTTCCTTGCTATAGATAAATCAACTGGAGAAATTGTTTTAACACCAGTTCATTCAATGGAGTTTATAAATGCTGAAGAAAGGGTTAAACATCTTAAAGGATTGGTTGATAGCGATGTTATCCCTGACCGCTGCTACGATCCTATTCCTGATGGCAAGTCTGGTAATTCTAAGTTACCCGTTGGTTGTGTTTTTTGTTCTCATAAAAGAGAATGTTGGTCAGACGTTAACGGAGGAAGAGGGATACGTGTCTTTAAATATGCACAAGGTCAGAGATACTTGGTTCAAGTTAGCAAAGAACCTGATGTCCCTGAAGTAATGGACTGGTAATGCATTGGAAATATAAAAACAAACCAGACCCTACATCACACTTTGGTTTTGTATATACAATAACTAATATCAAAACATCTAAGTCTTACATTGGATGTAAGCAATACTTTTATACACGTAAGAAAAAGAAAGTTGAATCTAATTGGAAAGTATATACTGGTTCAAGCAAACACCTTAACGAAGACATCAAGAAGCACGGTAAGAAAAATTTTAGATTTGAAATTATAGGTGAATATAAAAATAAACGTAGCTTAAAATATTATGAGTGTTACTATCAAATGATTAATCACGCACTAACAAAGAAACTAGAAGGCTCTGATGAGCAAGCCTACTACAATAACTACGTAGGTGGTAAGTTCTACAGGCCCGTACAAGAGCCGCCAGATGATTGAGGATATCTTAGAAGCACATTCTTTATATGATCTAACAAACAAAAATCCTGATAGGTCTTTAAATCTTGCAGTTATTTTGCAAGCACTGCTTGACTTATCTAAACCAGAGAAGTATAATGAGCCGCATGAAACATCCCTGTATAGAGATCAGGCGATGGCATGGGTATTTGCGTCTGTAGGTACAACATGTGAAAACTTTACTATCACATGTGAGCTTGCTGGTGTAGAGCCAGACACAGTTAGAACCTTTGCTTTACGAGTAACCTTATCGGAGAACGTAGATGACATCAGACAAAAACTTCACTCCTTCCTGTGATACTATGGAGAGGCAGGTAGGTGGTGATCATTACAAAGACTGTGGTATACAACCTGTTGAGTACATACATTCAAATGATTTAAACTATTTTGAGGGTAATGTTATTAAATATATTACTAGACATAGAACCAAAGGAGAAGGAAAGAAAGATATAGAGAAAGCTATACACTATGCGGAAATGATTTTGAAATTTTATTACACATAAGGAGGGGGCGATGGCACAATTTAGATCAAACGAAAATCCTATGTTTCGTTCGAAGTTTAGTGAGGATATCTTCAAGCAGAAGTATGCTCACCATAACTGTGAGACATGGGATGCACTAGCATCTGTGTTGGTGGACGATGTATGTCAAACATATATGACCAAGGATGAGAAAGAAGAACTCAAAAGAATTATTACAGACCTCAAGTTTATTCCTGGTGGTAGGTATCTCTACTATGCTGGGCGTGACAATAAGTTTTTCAATAACTGCTACTTGCTAAAAGCAGAAGAAGATACCAGAGAAGACTGGGCTAACATCTCATGGAAGTCTGAGTCTTGTCTAATGACAGGCGGTGGTATTGGTATTGACTACAGTGTATACCGTGAAGAGGGTAGGCTGCTGAATGGTACGGGTGGTCTTGCTTCTGGACCTATACCTAAGATGCAGATGATCAATGAGATTGGTAGACGAGTTATGCAAGGTGGTTCTAGAAGGTCTGCAATTTATGCAAGTCTTAATTGGAAACATCCAGACGTAGATAATTTTCTTCTGTCAAAGAACTGGTATGATATGCCTATTGGTAAGACAGAACATACCATTGGTGAGATTAAAGAACAAGACTTCAACTTTCCTGCACCACTGGACATGACTAATATTTCTGTAAACTATGATACAGAGTGGTTGCTAAACTATTATGAGACAGGAGATGTAGGAGATGCCTTTAGGACTAATGTTAGTCAGAGCCTTAGAACTGGTGAACCAGGATTCTCATTCAACTTCTTTGACAAAGAAAACGAAACACTCCGCAACGCCTGTACGGAAGTCACATCAGAAGATGATTCAGATGTTTGTAACCTTGGCTCTATTAACATGGGTCGTATCGACAATCTTTCGGAGTTTTCTAATGTAGTAGAACTAGCTACTAAGTTCCTGTTATGTGGTACGTTACGTGCCAAGCTACCATATCAAAAGGTCTATGATGTTAGAGAGAAGAACCGTAGGCTTGGTCTTGGTCTGATGGGTATACATGAGTGGCTGATCAAGGCAGGACAGAAGTATGAGGTAAGCGATGGGTTACATAAGTGGCTCTCTGTATACAAAGGTATCAGCGACAACACCAGTGCTAAGTTTGCTGATCAGCTTAACGTCTCTCGTCCTGTTGCTAATCGTGCTATTGCACCCACAGGTTCTATTGGTATCCTTGCTGGAACATCTACAGGCATTGAGCCTATCTTTGCTGTAGCATATAAGCGTAGGTATCTCAAGAACGGTACACGTTGGCACTACCAGTACGTAGTAGACAGTGCTGCACAAGAGATCATTGATCTATATGGTATCAATCCAGATAAGATTGAGTCTGCTCTTGACCTTGCGTCTGACTATAAGAGACGTATTAAGTTTCAAGCAGACATACAAGACTATGTAGATATGTCCATCTCTTCTACTATTAACCTACCTGAGTGGGGCAATAAGCTTAATAATGAAGACACAGTAGATGACTTTACTGAGACACTAGCTACCTATGCTGGTAGGCTACGTGGCTTTACGGTGTACCCTGATGGATGCCGTGGTGGTCAGCCACTTAGTAGTGTATCTTACTCTGAAGCTGTTGAGAAACTTGGTGAGGAGTTTGAAGAAGGACTAGAGACACACGACATATGCACTATCACTGGTCATGGTGGTTCATGCGGTGTATAAAAAAGTCCTTGACGAAAGAGTATTTTTGTAGTATAATATATGTATGATGCCAATAATGGGTCATGTTAATATCAACTTGCTAATAGGAGAATGATATGGTTAATTCACTTACGATGTTTGAAACCCTACCTGAGTGGGCCATTGGTCACGAAAGGTTCTTGGATGATGCTGTACGTATATGGAACAGTGTGTCTAAAGCATATCCACCACACAATCTAATAAAGAAAAGCAGCGATGAGTATGTTATTACGATGGCTGTTGCAGGGTTTTCAAAAGAAGACTTATCAGTTAAGAGTGAAGATGGGACTTTAACTATCGAAAGTAAAAAGTCTGTTGCGGAAACAAAACAAGATTATGTTTACAAAGGTATTGCTAATAGAGATTTTAAGAAAGAGTTTCTACTGGCAGAGAATGTCTTTGTTAAAGATGTCAGTCTTAAATATGGTATGTTGGAGATATCTCTTGAGAGAGTCATTCCTGAGAATGAGAAAGAAACTATCTATAATATAAACTAATATACAAACCAACTAGGTTAGCTGCTAGATATTCTAGTGGCTAACCCTTTTTTGGAGTTACTATGAAGAAAGCACCCAATACAGTTTACATTGGCTACGATCCCAAAGAACGTGTAGCCTATGAAGTTTTAAAGTTTACCATTGAACGTATCTCTGTAGATAATATACGTGTGGTTCCCATTACACTAGATATCTTACGCCTAATGAATATGTATTGGAGAGAACATAAAGAAGATGGTAATCAAAAGATAGATTTACTAGATGGAAGACCATTCTCTACTGAGTTTAGTTTCTCTAGATT